GGGTTGGGCTGCTGCTGCTGCATTGGGGGCTCCTTTTGATGAAAAATTGGTTTCGACTATACGTCGAAAGGAACTTCTTAGGCGTCTGTACGTAGCGCGCCGTAGTTGGCTTGGCGACCGTCAGCGTCGAGGTCGAGGTAGCCTACGAAAGATGACGCAGCGGTGAACCGCATGCGCATCTGCGGGTATACCGCGATGGCTGCTGTGGTGGCGGCGTCGAGGTCGGCCACGAGGGTCTCCCATACGGCGTCGTCCGAAATGCGGCCTTCTAGCAGGCCGGTGAGCGTTCCCGAGGTGAGTACGAACTGGTACACACGAGTCGGAGCGCGTCTGGTGTCGTGGATGTTCCACGTCGCTTGTGCCTCAGTCAGTGAATAGGCCGAGGTCTTTTCCATCAGTCTCATTGTGTGCTGCCTTTGCGGGAAGTGAGAAGTGTGGTACTGAGTACGATAGCTGGGGCGGTAGGCATCGAACCTACAACCTTCCGGGTAACAGCCGGGCGCTCTGCCGATTGAGCTACACCCCATGGTAGGTGCCGCTTCGTCCGGACTTTAACCGGACAGGGTGCGGCTCCCACAACCCTATGAAGTGACAACCTATAGCTTGACAAAACGTGACGTAATGACAAGCTATAGATTGACAGTTGGTGCTTAGGTCCAGCAGGCGATGTACGCCAGCGTGCCGTCAAGCAACTGCACGGGACCAATCCACTTGACCGTGCCGGAAGCGGCGGGGCCAGTGGTGCCGAGCGCTGGAGTCGAGGAGCCAGCCGAGGGCTGGGCCTGACCAATGCTCAGGATGTTCGTGGCCGGTGAGACGGACCAGACGGGCCGGTTCACGTCACCATTGGCCTTCAGGACGGCGCTCTCGCCAGCCTGAATCATCGCAACTCTGCGCCCGAAGACATCGACGATCTCGACATCGCCAGCGGCGTTGGCCTGCACCAGCACGGCGAAGCCATCGGCTACGGTCGTGGTCGCGCCATCTTCAATGGCGGGCAGGAAGGCCTTGACGTTGACGGCCAAAGCTGAGGTGACGGACAGTTCGCTGTCCTCGATTTGCTCACCGCTCGCGGCGAGTGCTCTCGTGGTTGCCATTTACTTCTCCTGTATGATACTGCATGAATGCCCTGCGTTGGAATTTACCAACCTTGGGCTAGGGACTACGAAGTGGAAGTCTCAGGTGCATCGGTGTGTCCGATGACACCATCGAAGGTGCCAGTACACGCTACATTTACTGTGTCGGTGACGACCTGCAACTTCAAGATGGCAGGCCCATCGACGGTCATCGGTGGTCTTATAGTAGTGTCGTAGCGTGAGTCGCGGCGAAAATTCCATTCTCGCTGCGTGCGCTCACCGCTGGTTGCTTGATCTACCGTCGTCTCAACGATTAGGCGCCCGATGGCGTCGGCTGAAGAGTTAGCCAGCATGTCGGTTGCGATATGGTAGATAGCGAGGCGGGTCTGTGCTGGTACTGCGTAGATTGCCATAAGGGTTTGCCCTACGCCAATCTGAATTACTGCGGTGACGGTGGCGTCCGTAGCGGCAGTAGCCTTGATGATACCGGCGTTTGTCGCGTTGACTCCGAAGGACATCCCCATCATTCGGTAGATGATTACGTAGGCGTTTGCGGTGTTCACTGGAGTCGCACCGTCGAGGGAGACAATCTCTCTTGTCTCTTCGGTGTCGGTCCATGAGGTCAAGCCGTGAATCATTATGGTTCTCATACCGTCGCCATCAGCGGCATCGTCATCCTCTGCGTCAGACGAGACGATGGCATGTACTCGTGCTGCCGTTGGAGCAACCCAAATATCAGTGCCAGTAAGACCATCGGCACCATCCCAGATGTCGGTGGCTACATCGGAATCACAGTCAGGGGCGTGCCCAAACTTGTTGATGGCGTGGTAGTCAGCCACATTTCCGAAGGCGACCTCTAAGAGGAAGTCGCCGCTTTGAGTGTTAGGTTTGAATATAGTCATAGGATTACGCTGAGGAGCTATCGGTGATTAGGCCGTAGTTCGCCAGTTCTGTTAGCAGACTCGCGAGGGCAGCGTTGCCTCCGCGTGAGCCTGTGATTGCTGGTTTGGTAATTGGGGTTGTACCGTTTGCTCCAAACTTCCCGACTTCTACCGGGGCGCTGAAGGTAACGAGGTCTACGGTGGTGCCGGTACGGTCCACTTGGAAGACGTTTGCGCCGAAGGCCGCTGCGTCAGTCAAGGTACGGAGACGTAGTGAGCCAACTGTAGCAAGGAAATCCCACATCTTTTCGTTGCTGGCCGCATTGGTTTGATTCCACCGATAACGAGGTGTGGTGGCTTCCATCTGGAGGATTGAGCCCACAATAGTTTGTGAGCCTGCGGTTGTCAGAACGTCAGAGCCACCTTTTTGGAGAGAGGCGGGGAAGTTTACTGAGTCTACGGTCGTGCCTGTCCGCTCTACAACCATGACATCGGCTGTGACAACGACGGCATCGTCTACGAGTCGCAGTTTAAGCGCCTCACCAAAAGCGCCGAACTGCCAGTTCTTGTTATCGGCAGCACCATCGGTTTCATTTAGAAAGAGTTGTGGAGACCCAATTGAAATCCAAAGCGCTGAGGTTAGGGCATTACCCGAGCCAGCAGCTAGAGGTAGGTAGTCTCCGAGGTCCGTGATGTCTGCTTCGAGGTGTGTGTGGCCGGTAGCGGAGATTCCTGCCTCCGAGAGCGACTTGTCTTCCCAGACGGAGCCTGCGCCGTACTGAAGCACGTCTCCGGTGGTCGCACCAGCGATCAGTACGTCTGAGACTTCGTGATCTAGTGTCGTGTGATCGAAGATGTGCGCGAGGATTACGCCATTCCCAACTCCTACCGCGATAACGTGCCCGATGTGGACAATGAAATCGGGCGGTGTCGGCCTGACGTTAACGAACTCTCCAGCAGTTGTCGAAAGGTAAAGCTCGTCGCCCGCTGTCATCCCGCTTGTATTCACATCTCGAACAAGACCCGCAACGGTGATGAAGCCGTTGGAGTTGTGGTCGATGTCCTCGGTGGCAAAGCCGATGACTTCGGAAGTAACTTCCGCAGAAGCGTCAGCCTCGGCGATCAGCGGCTTATTGCCAGAGGCGCCTGTCATATAGACCGGGGTGCCGTTAGTGATCGTTACGCCGGTTTCGTTCCGGCTGCGAATTAACTGCTCCTGTCCGATCTGAAGGTTGACGTTGCCTCCCGGCATGCCAACCTCTAGTGTGCCGTCTTCGCTATTCCATTGTAGTTTGCCTTCGGCGGTGCCGTCAGCGTACAGGAGGTCAAACTGCACGAAGTCCGAGAGGATACTCGGAACCTCTAGCTGCGCCGTCATTGGGTCGTTCGAGGCGTCGAGCATGAGGAACTTGGCATCGGCTGCGGCCTGCGTGTACTTGTCGAGGTCTGTGATGTCAACTTCGAGGTGTGTGTGCGCGCCGGGGACTGATGCCCCCGAGAAGATACCACCGGAGGAACCGCCCCTCTGCACGAACCGATCTCTCGGTACTCTGCGGGGTGGAATCTTTCTTGCCATTTACATACCTCGTGGTTTACGGCGCCAAATCCTGCTGGCGCGGCTAGTGTGTTTGCGTGGTCGAGTGCCAAGCGTGTGCGATTGGCCGGGGATGTCCTTCGCCCACGACTTTAACTCCTGTGCGAGGAGCTTCGCCCTGTGCCGCTCGACGCCTCTGTTGGCGTTCATCTTTACCCGATCCTCGAAGAACGATGCCGCCATCTGGACGGCTTCGAGCCTGTCCTCGTGTGCGATGGCACCCTTCTCCCGCATCATGCGGGTCATCTGATAGATCAGGGAATACTTGGTCGTGTTCTTGAGTTGCGCTTCACGGATGTCGGACTCCAGCACGTCGCGGCTGACGATCAGCCGGTGGGAGCCCATCAACGGTTCGAGGGTGTCGCAGATTCGATTCTCTTTCATCTGGACCCCAGCGACCGGATCGTGAATCTCGGCTTTGCATCCTGCGGTGCGGAGCTTCGGCTCTAACAGGGCGGTGAACATCCCGCCGCCGTAGTTGGCCTCGGCTACTACGTCGTTGACGCCCCAATAGGCCGCACGTTCTGCGAGGCCGGTCAGGGTCAACTCGGCGAAGCCGTCTGTAAAGCCTCCGACTTCCATCACGAAGAGGTAGCCGTAGAGCGCTTTCATTATACAGTAGGCCGTCTCGTCCTTACCCTTACCTGACGGGTCAATAGCCATGACGGTCCCGGTGTACTCGGTCATTTCGTTGCTACGCCAGACGGGGAAGTAGCACTTGTCCCCTTCGAAGCCTATCGGCCCTTCGGACCACTTGGCGTCGGCGTGGTTGCCCCACACGTACTTGACGTGCGCCATCTTGTCGTCGAGGGCGTCTACGATCAGGTTGCGGAGCTTCAGCGGGTGTGACTCGGCTGACGCTGCCTGCGTGTTGAGCATGAACTGCAATTGGAAGCCAGCGCGGCCATATTCTAGCTCACGACCGGCGAGGTCTTCTTCGTGGAAACGTGAAGGCTCTGTGGGGTCTCCCACGAGCACTGAGTCATCGTCCATCATGCGCTCAATCATCGGCGCGAGCGAGCACCGCATAGTGCGGCCTACGATCTCGCCTTTGGTGCCGAGTTCGACAAACTCCTTCATGTACTCGTCCCGGCTCTTAGGAACACGAGCAGGCCAGATGCGCATATCATAGCCGAGCCCCGGCAGCATGTTGTAGAGGCTGGACTCCACTTGGGGAGTACCTAGCCACTTGATCTTGCCACCCGGCTTCAGGACGGAACGAAACTCCTTGGTTCGCTCGCGGGTGTCTTCCCGCATGTGTTCCGTAAGGGAGTTCGTTGGTACTTCAATATCATCAGGAACGATCAGGTCGGCGCGGGAGCCCGTAAGCTGCCCCTTGAGTCCGATACTCTTCACAGTCGGTGAAGGATCGAAGGCGATTGCTCGCACGTCGAACTTGTCGTTGGCCCATCGTCTACCCACTGCCATGTGCGTGAGCACTGGCACTTCCTCCAACATGCCCTTGATGAACAAGGACAGGCCATCTGCGTGGCCCTGTGACGCCGACACCAGCATGATCTTCATCGTCGGTTCCCAGAGGAGGGACCAGCCGACATACGCTCCGGTCAGCCACGTCTTCGCGGCTCCTCGGAAGGCTTGAATCATACTGAAGTTGGGTCCGTGTTGCAGGTAGTTCGCCATGTTTAGCTGAAGCGGCGTAGGCTTGGGCAGACCGAGGTGACGCCAGAGCATTCCCACGAATACGCGGAAATCCCCTAGCCCCATCTCCGTCAACTGCTCCTTATTTACCAATTCTCTTCTCCTGTTTCAGCGAGGTCTTCCGCCGTGAGATCAGTTTCGATCTTATTGACGGTAGGAATGGTTGTGATGTCGGCGTTGAAGCCGTTTGCGAGGAGAAACTTGAGGAGTTGGCCCCGAGCCGTGTCCGTCAAGTTAGGCGTTTCGCCCTCCTCACCCTTGAGCGCCTTGACGGCATCCTCAAGAGTGAGGCTCTCAATCTTTTCAAGCATAGCGTAGTTACGCTTTACTCGTTCTTGCTCTTCAGGGGTCATAGACTATCCTAGCTTGAAGGCGAGTCCGATGAGTGCCAAGACTGCGGTGATGGCACCGGCTAGGCCGTTGCGCCATGCTTTCAGCTTGTCGATCTCTTCGTCTTGTTTGGCGTTGACACCTTTGATATCCTTTATATCTACGTGCATTTGTCTCGTGCGCTCGTCAATCCGAGCGAGCAAGACCTCCGTTGATTCGGGCATTAGCGGCTGCGTTTCCTGAAGGATCGTTGGAGTCGATCTGTGGCGGGTCGTCCACCAAGGTCTCCAAAGCGTTTGAGCATGCGTTCTTGTAGGAGGGCGCGTCGGATGCTGGGGAATGCGCGAAGCATTGCCCTCTCTCCTGCGTCCTGTCGTCTCTTTACGATACGAGCGGCCTTGACGAACCGTGGGCCTCCCGGCCAATCCTCAGAACCTTCCGGTGCGCGTTTCCATTCCGAACTCTTGACGAGTCGGGTCAGGTCTTGCTTCAGGGTGGTCCGTGAGAAACGGCCCTTGGCCGATTGCTCCATCCAGAACTCGTATGGTGACATCCCGTCTACTTCGCCCCAACGCTCAGTGTCCTTGAGGTCGATGCGACCGTCGAACTTCTTGTGGCCCGGTAGAGCCATCTGTCGTCCGACTCGGAACAGCGCGAGCGCCGTCTCGTTGTCGGTCGGGCCGACTTGGGTGAACGGGTTGAAGGTGCGATCCATACTGCCGGGTGCCTTCATTACAGGCTCGCGGAAGATGTTTCGCTGTGGGGGAAGTCGATCTGAGAGGCCGGGGGTCTTGGCGTAAAGTTCATCCATGAATCCGTCAGCCTCGCGCATGGTGTCGTCCCAGCCTGTGAACTGCGACAGTGCTTGGGGAACGGCCATGCCAATAGCGACACTCTCCACGAAGGTCTGCATCGAATGAGCATCACCACTGATGATGGTGTCGAACATCTCGCTCATGTTTCCTACGAAGCCTTGATCGGACACGTAGGACAACAAGCTGGCGGCAACTGTCGCTGCGCCTTCGAGGGCTTCATCGGGATCAAGATTCCCGGTGACGTAATTCAGGTCAGCCATCATAGCGAGGGGTCCGAAGAGTGAAGACAATCTGTTGTAGTTGATCTTGATGTTGTCGTTGAATTGGATCGTGTACGGTACGAAGCCAGCAGCGAGCCACGCTTTCCTAACGTCAGGATGTAGTGGGCCGCGACCTGTGATCCGACCGCCTGATACCAAGACACCAGCCATCCCCGCCATTGCACCGGCAGTTGCCATACGGCCTGCGGCGGCGGCACCTTCAGCCCCACCCGCAAGCAGAGCGCGATTGTGCGACTGCATGAGGTTCTGGGCCAGCGGTGTGCGGAGAACGATGTTCCGCATGATGTTATGCGGAGTCCGAATGAACGGGACGAAGAGCTTGCCTACGGTTCCGAGGTTGGTGTCGTCGGCGTGTAGAAAGCCGGAGAGCCGCGCTGCGGAGCCGGAAAGCTCGTCGGTGAATGTTGCGTTACGGGAATACTCCAAAGCCTCGGTGTTCAAGGCTGCGCCGTCTGCGCTGATGGAAGCCTCAAGGTCATCGACCATGCGCTTCGCCATCTGATCCGAGTCCAGCCCTGCTGCTGCGCTTTGCCGGAGGCTCTTGCCTCTGATCTTGGCGCGGTAGTTGAGCACTTTGAAGAACTCGTCAGCGCTCGTAAGGAAGTCCTGAGGCAGATTCGCTGCGGCCATGAAGCCTGTGAAGCGTCCTGCATCAAGCTCTCGGGTCATGAAGCCGGGGTCGAGGGCTCCCTTACCGGCCTTGAAGGCGCGGATAGAGGCTCTCATTGCGTCCCCACCCTCCATAAGCAGACCCATATAGATGCCTGCGGCCTCTCGCATGAACTTTGGCTGGCCGGTCAGCGCCCCACCCACCAGCAATTCGGTAGGTAGAAGGACGGACTGAATAGCCGTGGAGACCACATTGACCATCTGCGTTGAGACGCCCGAAAGCATTGCGGACAGACGCCAGCGGAGAAGCGCTTGCTTCATGCCGGGGTTGCCTGCTGCGGCGAGCGCTTCGATGCGCAGGCCTTTCAGGGCGGTCAGGATTGCACGGGGGTCTCCGTCAGCGAGCGCTACCCAGCGGCCCACTTCGAGAATCTCGGCCTTGCTCATGTTGCGGAGCGAGGCTGGTCCCGGTGCTACGCCTGCGGGTACTGCGGCCTCTGCGGCGGGAACGCCATCTACCTTGATTTCGCCGTCAGCGCCTTGGGAGAGCGTCCGGACTGTGCCTTCGTCAGGTTGTACTGGCTTGGCGACATCCTCTGCGCCTTCTTGGGCGCGGCGAGCAAGTGCGTTCTCAGGGTCGATCTCAGGAGGCCCGGCTTCGGCGTCGATGTTCGGCTTGCGCCCGTGGGGGTCCGCCGATACCTTGCCTTCGCCGTAGAGTTTCCTGTGCTTGTCGAGCCAGACCGCAGGCCTACCGGTGAGCGCTTCCTCGACGTGAACCATCTGGTCGAGGGCACGGCCCAACTGCAAGACTGACAGGTTAGACCCGCCTTGATTGATTCGGATGGAGTAGCGAGCGATGTCGTCTCCGAGGGATTCCATCACAAGCCCGGCTGCGCGTCTCACGAACAGTTCGTCGGTGATCCCCGCAAGCTCCGGATGCTTGATGATGCCCTCCAGCGGAGTGCCTTTCAGCATCTCCAAGGACTTGTCGGCATTCGATCTCATGACTTTGGCGCTACCGCCACCGGCCCGAGACAGACGCTTCGCGATGTCCTCTATGAGGCCCACCACGTCTTGCCGCCCGGCACCCATATTGGTGCGCATGTTCGCGACAAGTTGTCTCTCCATCTTCCTTATAGTACGTCCGCTTCTGTTGGTGCGGTACGCCTCTACCAACGTATCCATGTCCCCGAAGACTTCCTTGGACATTCGGTTCAGAGGTACGGCGTTCTGAAGACGCATTGAAGCCATTGATACTGCTTCGATGTGCGCCTCACCTGGAGATGCGAAAACTTCCTGCTTGAAGCGTGCTAGTTCGATTGGTTTGGCTGCGCCAGTTGCTTCGAACTTGCGCGTGAAGCTGCGGAGGTGCAGACCGTCAGCGACGTTGGCTGCCGGGAACTCGGCTCGCAATTCTGCGGCCATCTTTGGCATGCCACCTTCTTCGATTCTGAAGCCGCTCTCCGGATCGACGTTGATGGACCCGTCCGCCTCTAGGCGTCCCATGCGGTCCACGATCAGAACGTCTTGGACGACTTCGCCGTCCGGCAGCGTTCGCTCTGACATCTTTACGTCCATAGCTCCGGTCTCGCCATTCCGACCAGCGAACTCGAACCGCCTAAGCGGGTCGCCGTCGATGGCTGAAGTGTCGAGCCCCTCGAACACTTCGAGGGCTCCCTGTGGGGAGTCGCCTGTGTCTTTGAGGAAGGGCTTAGTGTCTTCAGGGTTCAGGCTTAGTCGGGCTTTCCCGTTAGGAAGCTCAACTACGCCTTTCACTTCGTCGGCGGTGAACTCGCGAGCGAGGATTCTCGCTCCTTGAGTGTCGCCTTGTACGCGACGGACAATTGCCGCCACGCCTTTACCAAAGCCTACAACCAAACCACCCAGCATCACCCCTTCAAGAGCGTTCTTGAACTTACCGATTAGTTCGTTATCGGTTTCTTTCGCGGCGGTGATACCCCCGATGAACTCGGTGAGTGGGTTGCGAAGCCACTGAGGGCCGTTTGCTAGCATGTTACCGAGTCGGTCTTCGTTTGCGTCAAACACCACCACGTCGGCGGCGGCTCCGCGAATGAAGCCCTTAGCTACTGTGCCGGTATTGGCGAGCTTGAGGAATTTCCCCGCGCCCAGCATGCCGACAGAAAACTGCGTGATTCCTTCAACGAGACTCCCGACAACTGTGTCGGGGCCTCGGAAGCCTACTACGTTATCTATTACGTCCTTGCTGATGTGTGCAGGGTTGCGATCATCGTCGTCCTGCGCCCACCAATCCAAGAAGTCCTCACCGCCATACTTCTCACCGAGTCCGGTGATATCAGCGGCGGCTCCGCCGAGTGTTACGGCTATGTCTGTGGTTTCGCTTATAGCACCAATAACACCCCGAACCGCTCCTCGTCGAATACCTTTGTTGAAGTCCGAGAATGGATTCAACGTGTCGAGGAACATTCTTCCCCACCCGCGCTTCTCTTTCGGGTCCGGTTCTGGATTCCGAAAGGATGTCGAAGGGCCGGTAAGGTGAACCCCTTGAGGGTTCGTGGATCGGGCTGTATCAGCGCGAGCTTTGGCACTCCGCGCACGGAGTCCTGCTCGAATCTGGTCTAGCCTTTGTGGCACATCATCCTCGCAAGGATAGGGTTCTAGTCTTCCTCACCGGGCGGTGAGGGGTTTGTACGTGCCCGGTCTCGCTGTATGCTGTCCAGCCGCTCTCGCAGACTGTCGCTTCTGATTCCGGGTTTGAGAAGGTCGAGCAGTTCGTTTACTTCGAGACCGCTTGGGCCTCCGGTGTCCTGTTGCCGAGTACCACGAACAGGTACAGCCGTTGAACTACCCGCTTGAGTACCGGCGCGAGGCCGGAACTGCATCTCACGGCGAGCCGCGAAGACGCGATCATCGTCGAGGTCAATCTTCGCTAGGAACAATTGGCCTTCGATACCGACTACGTAGTTGTTCGGGTCTGCACTGCCTTCCTCACTCAACTGTCTGCCGGAGACGTTGAAGAACGCGAGGAGCCCATCGCTGGGTTCGCGACCGTTCTCCTGCAACTCCAAGGCTTCAGCGTAGTAACGAATGAGTGTGTCCTCGTTCTGCTCGTAGAGCCGGTCCTGATAAGGCAGCGTCTCGAAGATAGCGGTGCGGAGATCAGCGTCTCGCTGTAGCTCTTCCCACTCACTTCTCAGAAGGTGCCGCTGTTGGAGGATTTCAAGCTGGCTTGTCGTCCACTCACGAAACTCAACGGACATGTCAGTCCACTCAGGATGGTCGATGCGAATCTGGTTGTAGGCCTTCTGCAAAGCCGGTACGGCCTTAGCCCAAGCCTGCGAGCCAAACTCTCTACCGGCGAAACCGCCGAGGCCCGTCTTAACGAGGAACGCAGCGTCATCCCACATGTTCGCGCCAACAGGATCGTTGGCTCGCATGTTCTGCCACTCTGAAGCCAGCCGTGATAGGGCGACGGCATCGGTATTATTCAGTTCCCCCTCTTTGAGGTGGAGTCCGATTTCTCCCGAGGACACAGCTTCACCCGTAAGGATGCGCATTGTGTAGTCGTCTACCATTTCCCGGTCAGAGAGATAGTCTTTCTGAGACTGTGCCTCATAGAGGTCAGCTTCGGCCACGACTCTCGCGATGAACTCAGGCGTAAAGGCTGTGGCTCCAGAAAGTTTCTGCTGCTGGAGGATTGGCTCTACGTTCAGCAGGCCGTCCTCACTGTTGCGGAACATGTCGGCTCTCGCCGTTTTCCCTCGGTCGTTCTTTTCCTTCAATTCGAGGCGAGCGACGTTGGCGTCTCGTGTAGCTTGACGTCTGATCTGATTGTCGATTGCGTCTTGAAGGGCATTGGAATGCTTGGTAATCTGACCGAGAGGTCCGGTACCGCCACTGAGTTGGTTGTGGACGGCTTCGGCTTGGTCGCCATTGATCGAACCGTCATTCAGTAGGGAGATCAGGGAGTCGGTCAGGGCTTTATTCGAAACGAGAAAATCTCGCTTTCCAGCGTCGGGGATGATGCCAAGGTGATTGTCGGCGGCATCTTGGAGAGCGTTCACGAGATTTTCGACGATGAACTCGTCGTCTGTGTCAGCTATAGCTTCCAGCGCCACACCACGATACTTGTCAGTCACTCCGTCCGTATGGATGTTTTCGATGTTCTGCGCCACAATACCGGCGTGGCGTTCCTTGTGCTGCTGTGCTACTGCCGCAGCTTGTGCGGCGAAGCCAGCGGCGAATGCTTCTCCTTGGTCTTCAGCAGTGAATTGCTGGGCGACTTCTTCGATCAGGTCGTCCATCTCGTTGGGGTCCGTGCTGTCTTGTAGGCCCTGCTCTGCGGCGGCAACTAGGAGCGCGTTGCTAAAGGCGTTGGCGTGAGCCTGCCCGGCCTGCTCCAATACTCCGTCGCGGAAGAATGAGCCTTCGCCCCGTTCGATGATTCCCTCTTCGACCAATTCTTGTTCGGTGTCCAGACCCCGAGCAATAGCTTCTGCTCCGGCAATGGCACCGGCTTTCTTCTGCTCTGCTGCGCGTTCTTGTTCTTTGCGCACTCCGAAAGTAGTGACCGCACCGCCGAACTCTTCAAGGGACCGCGCTAGCCGCTCAAACTTCGAGAAGTCCGGCGTGGCGAGTTGAAGTGCTTGTGCTGTGGCCTGCGGGGTCAGCTTTTGGGCGCGTAGTTTCTCGTTAGGAGGCATCGTCCCCTCCGTCGTTAGCACTGTCATCGCCATCACCCTCGCTACTTGAAGCGCTGGTCGGGAATGGTAGTGCGTCTATCGCATTCAATGCGAAGGCAGCGGTGTTGGCGAAGTCGAGGAAGTCCTGCGCGCCCCCCGAGATGCCAGCGTCAGCCGCTTTGAGTGCTGATTCGAATTGTACTCGGGCTCTGCGTCTGCGGCGTGATAGCTCCGCAGAAACCATGCCCAATTGCTCGTCGATACTGCCGATGAACTCGGCTTCTCCAACTGCTACGTCCCGTACCTGTTCAGCCGAACCGACACCTGTGTCGGCCCCCGCTGCTTTAGCACGAGCGGCTAGGACCGCAGACGTTCTGCGGCCTAGACGCTTCTGTTGACGAGCGGCGGATAGCTCCTCACGCTGTCTGGCGCTGAGGCCGGAGAGCGTGTTGGCAAGCTGAACAAGGGCGTTCTCCCTGAGAGCTTCAGCGCGAGCCCTTTCGGCATCCTTCCGCGCTTTGTTCCCAAGGATTTTCGAGCCGACGCCTACGCCGATGGCGATAGCGCCGATGACAGGAAATGCCATTAGCTCATTCTCCTTGTTCTATTGTAGTAGACGCCTTCCCAATCTATGCCCACCAGTTTGAAGTTGGTGGCATCGGAAGAGGTCAAGGTGAGAGTTGTTTCGGTGTTCCTTCCGCCGACTCGGACGTGCATGAACTCGCCGTCAAGCGAGCGCAGTTCTGTCAGGTCTTGCGAGAAGGTAACATGGCCGGTGATGGCGATTGCGATTGCCATCGTTGACGTATCCTCCAACCCAATCAATAGGTTGTTGATGTACGTATGGCCGCGTACTTCGGCGTCTCCTGCGAAAGGACCGAAGTTCTTTCGGTGGAAGAAGCGACTGAGGATGATGGAGGAGGCCACCGGAATACCAACGGTGACGTTCACGCCGGTCTTATCATCAGTCGGGAAGGTGACTGTACCATCCCCGTTGTTTGTCAAGGTGGTTTCGGTTCCATCCGGCTCAATTCCGATCAAGATCGGGTAGGCAGAGTCTCCCAGCGGCGTGGTGTACGTCGTGCCGGGGGTGGCTGCGCCTGAGGCGTAGTGGAAGTTGTCCATCTGACACGTCTGGAAGAGTGTTGCGTCCGGACGTAGGCCATGCCAATTGAAAGTGGAACCCCGGAACTTGGTTTTCCACGCGGCAACTAGGGTGCCCGTGTAGAGGGTTACCTCGTTGTCTCCAGTGATGGCATCAGCGACGAATACAGTAAGCACGTCATCTACGACCCGCATACCGTATCGCTCCTGTGCAGTAATGTCCCCTCCGGCATGTGACCGGGAGGCCGATACTGTGATAACTCCAGAGACCGCATCGGTAGTTGGGAACTCGACGGTGTTGGTTGCTCCAGTACCGTCGATTGCTTTGACCTTAATGCTTACGGTGGTAGCACCGAGGGTCTTGAGGAAAAGCACGAGACCGGCTTCGCGACCTGCTGCCAAGCCTGCCGAGTGTGCGATGAGTTCTCCCTGCACATTCTGGTGTCCCGACCAACTCCAATCTACCCAGATTTCAAGGTCGGACCCGCCTCCTGCGAGGTAGGTATCGGCCCAATCTATCTTCGGATGGGGAATTGATCCAGCAACGATGTCGTTGGCGCGAATGCGGTCATTCGTTCCGTCGATCCAGAACTCCTGCGCTGAGGGTCCAACACGGTCATACGTCGCATCGACGAGCCACCCGCCAACCGTAGTTGGGGCGGGAGTGTGGTCCGTCATCTTAGCGTTCGCGGCTTCCGTGAAGGTGTCCTCGGTGCGAGTGACGAGGGGCGACGGATTATACTCGGGGGGTGTCCCCATGTCGTCAGAGTCTTCCTGACTGTCGAGTGTCGTCTCCGACAATTCCCACAGGTCTAGCACTTCGAGGTGAACTGCTCCGTCATCCCGCTCAACTACGAGCGAGACTTCGTTGTCGATAGAACCAATGCCGAGAATCTGCGTGACTCCGGAGAAGCTCCACTCGTGCCAGCCGCTCAAGACGCGCTTTTGATCTTGCGTCATGTGCGAGTACACGTACAGCTTCTCGGGGTCCGTTGCCGTCAGCACCAGCACTACCTCGGGGTCCGAGACTGCGAGGAGGCCGCGAGGCGTCCCCGGCATGTAGCGCGGTACTTGTGCGGAGATGCGGTTGCCCTCTGCGGACAGTGCATCTTCAGAGGTTGGCCGGTAGTCCCAAAGCTGGCAGAACTCTACACCCTCGGTGAGGAAGTAGACTGCTCGCTCTGAAGTCACAGGCTTAACCTTGCGCGTGTTAACGTAGGCCGTGGTGGCCTCGCGTTTCACGGTGTTGGGACTGAGGAACGGCTCGCCATTGACGACGAACTGTCCTAGCTCGCTCCACGTAAGGAGCGTCTCGTTCCATGTAAAGGCACTGTGCAGCGAGGAGGTCTTGTTACCCGAGAGGGCTACGTCGATTCGGTCGCTGTCTAGTACGTCGAGGGTCGAGGAGCGGAAGAAGTTGAAGAACTTATCCACTTCGCTCATTGCTACGTTCTCGTCAGAGATCAGCACTAGCCGATTCTTCAGGAACGATACCTCGTTAATGGTCTCGCCCTCGAAGGACGGCCATTTGTTTGTTTCTTCGGTTCCGACTAGGCGCTTGGCCCACGTCGGTTGACGACAGGCGAAGGAGAGCGCGGCTGTTTCTGCGCTACCCTTGTCACCGTCAGCCCACGCATTCGCCGTACCCCCCGCGAGGGAGGCGGACGTAATGAGGGTTGTGGTGACTGCCGAGATGATTGCCTCGGACACGTCGGTCAAGTTCTTGATGGTGTCGCTGACGCTTACTCCGAGTGTTACGAAGTCGGCGCCTCCGTTGAAGTATTCGATGGTCAAGTCCAGATTGTCATCGAACGTGAAGAGGATAAGAGTCGGAGTCGAGCCGTCGTCGTTAACGATGGTGACAAAGCCGTCACTATTGTACGTGGCGGTGACTGCTGATCCTCCGTAGGCTTCAATGGCTGTGACCAGTGCAGCGCCGTATGCGGCCTGTGTCCCACCCGCAGCGAAATCATGCGAGAAGGCTGTGCCGTTCAGCGTGAAGGTCATATCAGTACCCGGCGCGTAGTGCGAAGACCGGATGCTGATGCGTTGCGTTTCGACCTGCTCGTAGGCGACGGTGAGGCCATTGGCGGTCAACGTTAGGGAGCCCAAGTTTGTGCCAGCGGAGATGACTCTGAGACGCACGTTCTCGTCTGCATCGAACGCGGCCCCGCCAAAGTTCAGATTGATCTCGAACTTTCGGGGAGTGTGGTACGCCGGTACTTGGAAAATGTAGGCCGTACTGTAGCCGGAGCCAGTATCACCAGCGACTTCGATGGTGTGAACGTCGCCTGCGTAGCTGGAGGCCGGGTCAGTGGGATCAATACCGGGACCAACGATGTGTGTTTGGTCGAGGTTGAATTGCAACTTCATGTCGATCCGCGAGCCGTTGGCGTCCGCAAGGTTGAGGAACTTGTCAACGGTGACGCCCGGCGCTGGGCTGATGATTAGCTGCTCCTGCGTGGAGGCCGCTCCGTCCTCAGTCTCAAGGTACGGAGTGGTGTAGACTGCTGGCCCGTCTGCGATGTAAGCTGCCGTGGGCACCTGTGCGGGGAACTGATCCGCGAGCAGATCGGGGTTGTGAACTAGTTCTAGTGGTAGCGTAGTGGGGTCCAGCGCAATCGGTATGCCGGATTGGTTGGTTTCCCGCCACGTATTGTTCTCAGTGAACGCATAGAACACGTCATCCAGAGACTTCTCCGGATCGCCTTCTACTTTGATTCGGAATCCAACGGGGGCTTCGGAGGGGAGGTCGTCGATACTCTGCACTGCCTCCTGAACCTTCTGTAGCCCTTGGTTCGCGAGGTCGTCTCGGGTTGATACCCAAAACTGTGCTCCTGCAACGAGGTCTGGCCCCGGCGAGAGATGAATGGTGGAACCAAATACCTTCGCGGTAATCAGGTTCTTCGAACCCGTCAGGAAGGTGGCGAGCGAGCCGTAAGCAAGGTCAATTTCAACTGCTAGCTTGAGGGCAAGACTCAGTGTACTCAGGCTAGGCAGATCGCCGTCTTCGGAACCTTCACCAGCCGGTGGGATTCTAACGGAGATCGGCGTTACGGTCGGGCCGATGTTGACGCCTGCCTCGTTGAACTCAGGCGGACCATCAAAGCCAATGCCGATGTAGTATTCGGTGTCATAGTCGGTCTGTTGCACGACTACAAGAGCTTCATGGCCTCGGCTAGCTGATAGTTCTGAGGCGCGTGCTACCTCCGTCTCGCGGTTAACGATGACGGTGGTTTGATTGAAGGTCGCGAGCCGGAACGCTTCGTTCGGGCTGGCAACTACGTCGAGGTAGGTCTTCCCGTCAGGAAAAGTAACCGGGACTTCCGTACCGTCTACGGCGTTGAACACCTTCAGATCGCCGTCGAGGACGATGACCCAGAAGCGTTCGCTTGCGTTCTTGTTGATGGTGTGAACGAATGCGCCGTCGTAGGCGGTAGCGCTCGAAGCGATCTCCGCGATCCATTTGGTCGGGGGCCGCTTAACGACGCCCTCGGCGGGGCGAAGCTGGCAGTTAACCATCGACTCGACCTCATTCACCTGACGGCGCTGAGGCGCTAGTTGACTGACACCCCCGAGCAGGTCAGGGATTGATTCCGAGATGAAGGGCATTAGGCGCTATCTCCGCGAGGCTTCGCACTGTCGATCTGACTGTGGACAACATAGCGTCGTCCGTGCGCGGCTCTCGTGTTCGGGTTGTTCAGGATGTTGTACTTCCGTTGCAAGCCTTGCTCCCGCTTCAGGGAACGGCGAGCGATGCGTTCGTCTCCCGCAGTGTAGCCCACGATGTCCTGTGCGCCGATGACCTGCGAGGCGAACCGTCGTGTGGCTCGCTTGGTGATGTAGTCTCGTGCCGATTGCGGCATGTCCACGAAGTCTACCGACCATGTAGCGTCGATGTAGAGGGCGTCCCGCTCCGTCTGAGCGAAGCCGTCCCGCCCGAGGCGAGCGTCGAAGAAGACGAACTGCGGGGTCTCGTTCGTGCTGGTTCCGGCAGTTCCTACGACCGTCGTGGTGACGGGCACGGAGAAGTTGTCGTCGTCGATCAGGGTGATGACCCGCGAACCGTCGATGACCGGCGTACTGTCGGTTCCGGCGATTACTACGGTCTGACCGTCCACGTACTTGTGGCCGACGATGGTGACTACCGCTGCGGCGGCGTCGGAAATTGCTGTGATCGTCTGCGCCACTCCGTCAATCAGCCGTGTGCTGATGGGTGGGGAGAGGGAGACTGCGATGTCTGCTTGATTCACAAAGCCTGCACCGGGGGCGTTCACGAAGTTGGAGAGGCCCCAACGCAGCAAGGCACGCTGCTTGGTGCTCGACTCGCCCCGTACAGGTACCTCGAAGATGTAGAGGTCTGTGGTGGCGCTGTCGCCTTCGTCGGTCCATGTGAGTCCCTGCTTCGGAAGCAACTGCACTCCGAACTCAGAGTTGAAACGCCACCGCTCCAGTAGAACCTCTCGTGCCACGGTCTTGATTGCTGTCTTAGCCAAGATGGCATCGCGGCTCGTGGTGGAGTCGAGGGAGGCTACGGGAGCTACGCCGATGGCTGCAAGCATTTCGTTCACCGCTTCCAACTCGGTGGAGCCGGTAAGCGAGACGATGAAGTCTGCCATGAGGTAGTCCTTATATAATGAAAGGGAAAAGGGTGCTGCAAGTTGGCCTTCGAGGATTTGAACCTCGGACCTACCGCGTATCAGGCGGACGCTCTAACCAGACTGAGCTAAAGGCCAAAGTAAAAAAGGGCACCGCTCTCGTCAGAGGGTGCCCCTTTTAATTTACTACGTAAAGCAGAACCAAACTACCAACACCGGCTTAGGTGTCGTTAAGGTTCACAGCCGCTTCAGGCCGGAGGATACCATGCCCGACCGCATACTTCGCGACCAGCAAGGTGCCCTGACGCCGAATGTCGTAGCCCATCTCGGTGCGTAGGTCCAGCAACTTCACTGTACCAACGGCTGAGGCATGGGCGCAGACTGACACCAACTTGGAGAAGTCGCCCTGATAGGCGGCAGGTCCGGTCGTGATGTTGGCAGTCGGCAGGTTGTTCGTCTTGACGATGTTGAATCCGGCCACGCGGAAGATGGTACCAGCCGCGATGGAACCTTCTCCACCAAAGTCACGGTCGATCCCGGCAGTGTTCTGCACGAGGTCGTAATAGTTCGTCGGGGCGACGAACATGCTCCTGTCGGAGCTAGGCCCATTCGGGAACCCGCCCTGAGGAACGTCCTTCTCGTCGAGCGCTTCGGCGGCGCCGTAGGCACCGATCAGCAACTCAGAACCCGAGGTCGGCATATTCGCCGAGTCGATCTCGGACCCGCCGCTGAGGCCGGTCACGGTCGCGGAGGCTTTCGCGGCGAGCGCGAAGACCTGAGCGATGTTCTGGTCAGCGGTAACGGCCAGTGCTTCACCCATCTGCTTCGAGTAAATCTGGCGCACTTCGTAATGGTTCATGGCCTCGTCGATGAGGGCGAGGAAATGATCCGAGATCAGCATGTCGTCGATGCTGATGACCCTCTCGGCGTGGTTGAGGGCTTGGCCCGTCAACTCCGTACCGGGGGTATGGTAGCTCGCGCTGGACTTGCCAGAGGCCGGGAACTGAGCGGACTTACCGCTTGAAATGTTCCGGACCATAGAGCGAGGCATGAACTGCGTGGTCTCGTCAAACGCGACCAGCACTTCACCAGCGAAAACCTTCAGGAAGATGGCTTTCGCATCGCCTGCACTATTTACCTGACCAATGCGCGAGACGTTGGCTGCACTCATGTTGCGTCTCTTTTCTTCAGATACGTGTGAGGTTGTCAAACACGCATCCGTCTCCATTGCCATGCTCTGCGCAAGATTGTCCGTCGTAACGGGTCATGTGCTTTACGTAGGGTATGGTCGGATGCTTCCCGTCCCACAGAGGGGGACGTGGAAACGCGGCAGGGGAAAGGAGGGAAACCCTACCGCGAACCAAGGGTGTTACATTCTTACGGGTTCGCACCCTTGGCGGGGATACTAACGTCTTTTCTTTGCGGCGTTCCGCTTGGCGCGACTTAGCTGACCGGCGTGAGCCGCCTTAGCTGGTCCGTCAAGGGCGCGTCCGACAGCGGCTCGTGAGCCGCCTCGGTCAGCCCGACGCTCCGCAGAGCGTTGGCCGGGGCTTGACTTCGAGCGTTTAGAAATGGCAGCGCGCTCCGCAGCAGTGGTATGCTTCATAATGAAGGCGCGTTCCGTTTTCTTTTTGTCGCCCGAGGCTTTCTTCTTCTGTGGCATTATGCCTTGCTCCTGAAAGCGTCGATCACCTGCGGGGCAACCTTCTCTACGGTGCGTCCGCCGATGTAGCCACCGATGCCGAGTTTGAGCAACGCCCACATATCGGGTACGATGGCGAGTGCTTCAACATCAAACAGCGGTGACATGATGTAGTTGAAGAAGATGATGAACACGAAGACCATCATCGTGATCGGTCGCCAGTTACGGGCAAGCCACGATTGGCTCTGCGCTTCGGCGATGATGACACGACTCTGGACTTCAGCGAACTCAGCTTCAAGACTTGCGAGGTCGATGCGGAGCTTGTTGGAGGCGAGGTTCAGTTGAACCTGCTTCTCCAATCTCTCTTCATCTGTTGTGGTTACTCCGTCGATGAGCCCACCAATGGCTTTCACACCCTCGACGATAGCGCCGATGATTGGAATGCCCATGGGTTAGCTCGTGTACGGGCCGGAGATCGCGATGCGCTCTTCCACACTTCTGCGGTAGGCGGCGTCGGTGCTGTACTTGGCATCAGCCTGCGCGGCCTTCTGCTCTCCGAGTGACTCGTAGGGCTTCGTGCCTGCGGGAATCATGACGCCTCCGGCTGCTCCGGCGACCACGTTCTGTGGGGCCTGGAACGCACCGTTTGCCATCTCGAATACGCTGCGGATCAGCGCGAAGTTGGCGTCGATGAGCGCTTCGTTGCCGGAGTCGATGGCAGCCTCGTAGGCAGCCTTCATCCCGGCGTCGATTACGTCTCCGCTGATATAGCTTTCCAGCGCGACGAGACCTTCGGAACCGACCTGCGTTTCGAAGCGAATCTTTCGCTGGCCTTCATTGAAGTTGCTGATGTTCTGCATCGCCGACCGCATCTCGACGGTTAGGCCGTCTTCTACGGGCTTCGCCTTTGGGGCTGGCGCGGGCGTCTGCTCTTCCTTCGGGACTGAGAGTCGAGTGATAGTGGCTTGGGCTTCGGTGAAGCTCGCAGCCATGTCTGCGACAGTCTTGAACTGCGCGGGGAGATCGACCGGACGGGAACCGTCCTCAGTCAACTGAACCTGCACGACATCATCGGGCATTAGTGGTCAGTCCTCCGTAGTCCTTTGACTCGGATGACCTTACCGTCGATGTCTTTGGTCCGCTTCTCCTTCATGGGGTAGCGTCCCGGCTTTACGTACTTCTGCCGTCCACCTTCGACGGTTCCGAACTCGACACCCTCAGCCTCGGGCTCGTCACCTTCTTGAGCCTGCTTGAAGTTGGGGTTCGTGTTCATGGTCCCGCCTTGAAGTGCTTCGGCGGGTATCGCTGGGCCATGTGAGTAACTGCTGTGGCCTTCTTCTGCCATTTTGCTCTCCTTATTGAGCAGTGGGTGGTGCCCCTTGCGCTGCTTGTTTCTGGGCAGCAAGTGCATTCACAGTCGGTGCGGCGGCCTGCAACTGCATCTGCCTGTCGTGCTCTTGCTTCGCAGCTTGGGCAAGTTCTTCGTCAGAACGGAACAGCCCGGTAATGTCCACGCCGAGTTCGGCGGCACGGAGACCAATGTAGGTGTCCATCTTGACTTTCTTCTCTGCTGCCTGCGGACCAAACGTCTCCGCAATCCCCTGTAGCAGAAGATCGAGCTTCTGCAATGATGCAAACCTACCGAGTGCCGGGAGTCCCGTCGTAACTTCGGGGGATACTACTCCCTCGGGTAGGGCCGGTAGTTTGCCGCGCCTCTTGAGGATCGACATGAACCGACGTGCGAGTGGAAGCTGAAGCTCCACTGCGAAACGAGAGAAGACGCCCCCGAGGGCGGTCTCCAACTCTTGCGCGAGCAGCCGAATCTCTTCGGCGGTTACACGCTCTGCGTCACGCACATTTTCCGACGTGAGCAGAAAGATTTGGGCGAGACCTGACTGAATATTCTCCTGTACGCCCTTGGCGACGGAGAGATCAGCAGCCTTGTCTACCTTGATTGTTCCGATGTCGTCTTCACGGCCTTCGATGACCGCGCCATTCTCTGCTTCGGCAACATCTTCGATGTCGGTGAGTCCGCCCTCGTTGACGAGCGTAATGACTCGTGCTGAGGCGGCGGCACCTGTGATGAGGCTGTCCTGCAAGGACTCGTTGGAGTCCAAGTCGCCTTGGTACTCTTCGCCGGGTCCGCGACCATAATTCTCACCGGGGAGCAGCGTCCACGTCAGCGGGAGCCATTCGGGCTCTTCGACGGGGGTGCTGGACTCGGTGCCGGGTAGCTTCCCAACTGTTTCCATCTCCTGCCATGTCCGGTAGCGCTTTCCATCTAGCACGGTGCGCGTGTAGATGTCAACGGTGTCCTCATTTGGGTTGGACTGTCCGGTGGGCGTGGATGACCCGACACCATTAGCAAAAGCTACGGCTGCAAGTTCGGGTGGGAGTGTGCGTGCGGCGACGGTTTGCCGGAGGACGACCTCTAGGAGGGTACCCTCAGCGTCACGCTGGACGGTGTACTGGTTGAGCCGGTAGAATCGCGACCGCCCTTCGCGGTCAACATGAAGAAGGGCGTTGCCGGTAATGATTAGGGAACGTAGGGCATCCACCATAGGTGAACGTAGTCCCTTCGCTTCCATTTCGTTCCGGACGGTTTGTTCGATGGCAGAGAGTCCGCCTTCGATGTTGGCTCGTTCGTCTCCGTTTTCGAGTTCTCTGGATGCGAACGGGTCCATAGCGAGCTTGAAGAAGGGCTGGCCGGGTGGCATGAGCGCCATCGCCAGTTTGTTCGCGAGGTTGTTTACGCCTCGGGCGCCGATGCTGGACTTCGGAGATTGGAACTGCTCCGAAGACGTAGAGGTTCCTTCCTCAAATGGGATGAGGTACGGGATGGTCACTTCACCGACAAGCCGTCCCCGCCAGATATACTGGCTCCGATCCACCTGCATCTGCTGATACCTATCGAAGGCCGACGCCTCCAATTCTCGTTTCGCGAAGTCCTCCGGTGTGGT